GTCAACTTTGTCGTCTTCTGCATCTTCATCTTTAGCAGCTTCGTCCATTTCTTCGTCTTCTTCGGCGATTTCGCTTTCGATTAATTCTTCATAGATCTCACGAGATTTCGCAACAACATACTCGTGAAATAATTCTTCTGCTTTGGCCTGGTCTTCGTTGACCAGACGCTCGAGCATCTGCTCGATCAGTGATTTGTCTGCCATGATAGATTCTCCTTCAAGATGGTTAGGCTGTGTTTTATTTACTGCGTAGATAAAAAAATAGGGTTAAACGATTGTTTTTTGGAGGTTTTCGGTAACATTAACGCAATCTATAAATCTGTTACCGAATTCATCGTAGGTCATATGTTTGAGATTTTGCAGTTGTACTCCCAGTTGATCTGGTATGAAATCTCCCGGATTGATCACTCTATAAAATTTAATATTTTTATATTCGCGTATGGTCTTTTCCGTCTGACTCAACCAATTTCCATGAAACGTGGCTACGTCAGAACTTTTTTTATAGTTGTATGTATCAGCATAGACATTATTAAATCGACCGTTGGCTCCTGAATAATCAAACCCAAAAATAAAGATTTCTTTATATCCATGGCCGCAGGCTAACCATAAGGCAGTAGGACCCGAACTCCAACCTTTATGCGGATTAAAAAAATTCAAATAGTGTTTAGTGCCGATACCTTTATTAGGATTAGTCCAGACGGTGTGTGATTTATGGTAACCCGACGCTACTATTTCGTTGACCATTTTAACATCGACTGCTACCAGGTAATGAGGTTCGAATTCTCGATAGATGGCATTGCAGGCATATACAGTACCTTTATCCAGCAAGTTGTTGTGTTTTAGTGAAAGCCTGCTAGTTCCGTTTCCAAGTACAAATGCAGGTTTACTCGGCAGGTGCTGCTTCAACTGGTGTTCCGTACATCTGTTTAACGAACTCTAATTCGCTTTCTCTTTCATATTCGTGTGCCTCTGATTGCATACGGAGTTTATTGATCTGTCGTAGAGTTAATCGGGTTTTTCTAGTATCGCTGCGTTTTAATACTGATTTGTCTTCGCTGTTGTCGTAACGACGATCGACAGCAAAGTCGTTGGTATTGTTGTTAAAATAAAAGAATTCGCACAGAAGCATAGTGTATTTATTCTTATTAGGCAGGTGTAGGTGATTGTCCTGCAGGAGCGGCTGTTTCTCCCGCGGCACCTTGATCTGCTGCAGCGGCCATGTCTGCAGGTGCCTCGGCGTTTTGATCGGTCATATCTCCTTGTATATCACCCGGAGTGATGCCTGCTCCTCTCATTTGTGCGCCTGCATCTAGAGCAGGTTTCAATTTGGCTCCATTTTCTTCTTTCCATAGACGCTCGTTTTCTGTGATTTCTTCTTGGGTGATACCTAAGAAACGCTTCATAGCGAAACGTTTGCTGATATACGGAACTTCCATGAGTTGCGTGAACGTAGCTACTCTAGCGGTATCTAATTCGCTTTGCCTGTAGGCTGCGAAATTCTGTGGAGGATTGAATTTCAACTCAAAGAGGCTGCTATCGATATTGACACCATTGTTTTTTAACCACATTTTAAATTCTAGATCAAACACTTCGACGAGCATACTCTGTAATCTTTCGCAGTATTTGTTGAATCTCAATTCTTGGATATAAGCAGTTCCTACTTTGCCGTCGGCCAGAGTATTGGCCTGCTCATCGATGGCAGTGGGTAGATAAGAACTGGGAATCCGTAATGCTCTAAATAATTTGTTGGTAAAGTATCTAAGATCTGTGATTTCTCCTAGATTAGTACCTCCTGGTAGTGTTTCAACTTTAGATCCGCGACCTTCTGCTGTCTGTGGAAAGAAGTAGTCTTCGTTCACGCTCAATGGATTATAACTGGCATCTATCATACTCTGACCGCCGCCAGTAGACGACGGAATTCTTCGTTGTTGTATTTCGTTTTTCACACGTTCAACGAATGCCATGGCCATGTGCGCAGGCATGTTACCTACGTCTACATAGAATATCCTACGCTCCGGAGCACGCTGTATTCGATAGATGATGATGGCATCTTCTAACAGTTCTTTCTGCTTGTAGACTTTGAACACGGATTCTAGTAGGCTGTTACCAAAAGGATAGTTGTTGTCTAGACCTTCTGACATGGATATATGGACTATGTGTTTGGCATCCACAGTGATTTCGTTTGTAGCATTTTGAAATCTAGTGCCTGCGGGCCTAGCAGCATCGCCCACGAATCCTCGACCAAATCCTCCACCTGATGTATAGGAGCTCGTGCCGCTGGGCGCGGTATTCGTAGTGCCATGTGGTGTAGTGGCTATCATGTCTTTGAAATTAAAATTGATGTCTCTTACTGTATATTGTTCAGGTATCTTGCCTTCGCTTTCATTGACGATAATTTTACTGACTTTGGCAGCGTCTACATGCAACCATTTTAGTGTCTGGGGATCTCTGATAAAAAAACAGTCTCCGTATTTGAAAGCATTCCTTACTATGCGGAATATCCTAGTTTCAAACTGCTGCTGTTTACACCATTTCTGTAGGCTTTCTTTGATCAATTTAACTTCTGTAGACGTCGGCTGTCCTCGGAAAAAAGTATGGAATGGCGTGGCGTTTTCTTTGTCTTTCTGTGTGCAGAATTCTGTTAATATATCTAATGCGGCATTTACTTCCGAATCCATATCCATGGTATCATACTGCATATATCTTTCTACACGATTTGGTGCACCAGCATATACGTCTGGTAAGAATGAACTGTAATTTGCGCGAGCAGGTCCTGGTCTTCCACCGCCGCTGATCGGGCTCAACGATCGATTTTCGTTGTTAACTTGTACAGGAGTGAAATACTTTTTCCAAGACATATTTATTTTTCCTTTAGGCCGCGACCCAGGCTGTGACTTCGCCTGCTGATGCTTTAGCAGCCCTTAGTTGGCTGTCTCTCGTATCATTTGCTCTTCTATTCAGTGCTATCAGAGTCTCCATCTTTGTATTTAAACTAGCCAGCAGAGTTATGGGATCTTCTTGGGTTTGTGCAGGTGCCCGTGCAGTTTGGGTAGGAGTAGTAGTCGTTGGAGTAGTTGGTGTAGGTGCCTGTGCTAACGCAGTTTGGGCTGCGGTCGCTGTCGGGGTCGCTGATGCTCCTCTTGGCAAAGATCCCCGTGCCATTTGAGCACGTTGGCCTCCTCGGCCTAGTGCTTGGGCGACCTGTGTTTCAGGAGTGGTCGGCATTCCGACCATGCCAAGAGCCAATTGCTGTTCTTGTGCGAATCTATTCATCACGCTCTGTTGGACATCGGCGGTACTAGATCCAAATTTAGTAGAACGCTCAGCATATATGGCCTTGATGAGATCCTGCTCGGTCATTCCTTCTTTGTAAACTTTGTTGAATATGCTGCCTGCGCCACCACCACCATGCTGCACAGAAGTCGACCACATGACTTCTTGCAGGGCTTTGCTTTTGCCGATCATATCCTGTAGATTTTTATCTTGTACTTTTCCTACGCCAACATCATAATGTGTTTTTTTGATAAACTCGTGTTCGGATTCGGCTAGTTTTCCTTCTCCTGCTAGTTTTTTCCATTCTTGTGCGAATGCGCCATCTTTGCCCGAATCTGCTGGACCAGCTTTAGATAATCTTTCAAAGGCCTCTGGATTAGTGGCCTTGAGATGTTGCATGAACTTGTCCATGGTACCAGTTTTCGTGGCTATCTGATACTTGCCGAAACTGGTCCCTCCAGTCGAATCCCATCCTACAGCAGCACTTCCGGCTCTTCCTGATTCAAATTTGGCTGCCATTCCTCCTAGACCAGGTGCCACGGCTGCTGCCCCTGGTTGTTGTGCTGCTCCTTGCTGTCTGCGCATAGCGCTTTCAAACATCTTCTGCGGAGTACTTAGATCTAGCCGACCAGTAGGAGTCGTTGGAGCAGCAGTTGATGCTCCTCCCGCCCCTCCAGCCCCTCCAGCCTGTCGAGCCGCGTTTTCTTTTTCCTGGAGTTCTATGCCTTCTTTGGTAGCTTTGTCTTCTTCTTCCTTTATTCCTCTTTCCGCACGCTTATCTTTTCTGCGCTGATCTCTGGCTTTTTCTTTTTCGTCTAATTCTTCTCTTTCTAATTTAAGAGCCCTTTGTGCCTGTTTGACTTTTTTGTTTATATCAGAAGCGTCTGGAGTAAGTTTATCTATTAACCAAAGAAATCCTTCCGAGACCGTTAATAAAATTCTTTTAAAAGCGTCTCCTGTGGCTTCAAGCACATCTCCTACAGTAAATCCTGCATCGTACAAAAGTTTGAATGCGGCAATTAATGCAATTATTGGCACAGCGATTTTCAAAAATGGTAGTGAAGCGATTAACACACCGGCTGCTAATTTGAACAATGCTGCGCTAGCAGTTATTGCTCCTGCAAGTATTTTTGCTACGAATCCTTTCGTCGCTATCACTGCTTTTGTCTTAGCCAGTGTTTCTAAATTAGTGTAAAAAGTGAGAGCCTCCATGGCTATTTTATTTGCAATCATAACCCCGACTAAACCTGCTAATACCAATCCTACTGTTTCGATGTGAGTCGCTAAGA